CAACGGCAACGTCATCCCCCTCTCGCAGCGTTTCCAGACGAGCAGCGCGGATATCCGGTATCAACGCGGAGAAGAAAAGACACGCAAGTTCGCAGGGCGTGTTGCCGAGGCTGAGTCAGTTCCTGAAGAAGTGCGCCAGACAGTTCGCCAGTCTCCTGAATCGCAGTACGAGCAGCAGAAGGTGAACGAGGTGGTTGATCGCGCATCTTCGATGACGATGACTCAGCTCGCTGCTGATATGGCAGACCCAGAGTCCAACACCAGGGTCGCTTCTGGAATGGAAACATTCAGTCGCCAGATCAATTCAGGTGATATGGCTGGTGCCAGCAGCACCGCTTTATCTC